TGATTGATTACTTGTAATTGCTTTAATTTCTTCTATATCTGCGTCAGAAAAACCTAACTCTCTTAGTTTTGCTTCAGTATACGAAAAATTAGTTTTAAGTACGTTGTCTTTAGCCTCTGCTACGCGAGCGTCATTAACTATTTGTTGATCCACAGCGTTTTTCCATACATCTTCTTTACCGGGATTTTGAGCTAGCCACTGGTCTTTAGCTTCCTCGCCTCCTCTTGAGTAAGCTGCTGCAGCACTTCTGCTTAAACCTTCTAATACTGCTTTTTCTCTGTTAGCTGTACGGATAGCATCATCTTCAATATAGTCTTGGTATCTTTGTTTTGCAAATTTTCTGTTTATATCTCTTATGTCTGCATCAGCAACCCATTCGTCAAACTTTGCATCTTCTCTTTCAGCAGCTTTTCTTGCATTTTCTTGTGCTTCAAGACTAGCTTCTAAACCTGCACTAAAACCTTCAACTTGTTGTTGTTGCGCAAAAGGTAAATTTTTTGCAGCAGCAAGTAGCTCTCTTTCTAAAGCAGCTCGTCGAATAGCTATAGTGCTTGGGTCTGCAGAAGGATCAGACATTAACTCCCTTAGTTCAGACTGAATACGAGTAACTTCATTAACAGTCTCTAAGTTAGAAGCTTCTTGTTCTCCTGTTTGTATTTGGGATATATACGGCTGTGCTACTTCCGGCTTCATTTGAGGAAGAAGCGTTCGAAGAGTTGCGTAGTCTTTATTTACAAGAGCTTGTTGCGCTTGTTTTTGAAGATTTTGCCGTTCTTCTTGTTGTTTTTGTAACTGCATTACACCCGGAGTTTGTCCTAACCCACGAGCAGCCTCAAACAAACCTTGCTGGTAAGTAGGCTGGAGCAACCCTTGTAAAAACGCTTGTGAAAACTTAGCCATTAGGAAGTACTCCCAGTATTAGCAATTGCGCTTACAAGATCCTTGCCTATACCAAACAACGAACCGATACCAGTCCCGATACCACCACCGTCCATAGCTATTGGACTAAACAGACCGCCCAAAAGACCAGAACCAATGTTACCCAGCAAGTTAGCTCGTGCTTGTTCAGCAATCAACCTAGCTTCCAGACCAGTCATCTGAGTCTCACCGTACTCACCAGCACCGAACAACTGGGCTTGCTGTTGCAACTCCGGGAACAACTGAGATGCTTGTTGTACGTTCAGCATCTGGCTTTGCGGCACGTAAGAAGCGCCTAAGAACTGAGAACCTAGAGTAGCCTGTTGTGCTTGCTCTGCTTGTGCTTGCTGTATAGCCATCAGAGAAGCCCTGTTTCTAGCTTCTTCTTGAGCCTGTGCTAGAGCCAACTGCTCAGGCGTACCACCAAACATTGACGTACGTACACCCAGACGGCCTTGGCTAGCAAGTCTTTCTTCTAATGCAAGACGCTGACGTTCTTCTTCAGCGAGTTGTGTTGCGCGAATACGGTTAAATACTTCCTGTTCACGCGGTGCTGTGGGCATCATAGCCTGACCAAAGAACTGCTCAGCGCCACCCATCAGGCCTGTCTGTAGTGCCTGCTCTTCAGGAGATACAGCTAGCTCTACGCCTGTCCCTGTGACAGCACCTGTAGCTGGGTCTATCTGTGGTGTAACACCGAACCGACCACCAGTAGCTGAAGTGACAGTAAACGGCCTGAACTTCGAAAGTTCTAGAGCCTCTTTAGCCATTTCCAACGAACCGGGGATGCGCTGTCCACCTACATCAGTTCCTAGTACAGCCTGTTCACCTATATCTTCAAGACGATCGTAGGCTCCTTTAGTAAGAAGACCAGCGCCTGCTGTAGCTCCTACGCCTAAAAGCGGTCCTAGAAGATCTTCTACAAAATCGACCATTATTCTGTTCCTCTTACATTGCTATTGTTCATACTGTTTTACCTACTAATGCTAATACATTCATTTCTTGTAAGGATATAGAGTTACCGTTTACTTCTGTTTGTAACCCCACAGAAACTACAGAGCCGTTACCCGTACAGTTAAGAGACTTTCGACTAATCAAATCACCTAGCGTAAACTCAACAGCCGTGTACTCTGATACACCGTAAAAACCGGGAGTTGCTGATCCCACTCTAAAGCGTGACGTATTAGCCTGAATTGAAAAGTCGTAAGTCCAACTCAAGATAATGTCTGCGTCGTTACCGCCAATAATTGTAGGGCGAATCTTTTTCAGCAGCTTTAGTTTCGACGGATCGCCAAACGTCAAACCCGGACTTGTGTATCGGAAAATGTAAGATGAGTTATTGTCATCGTACCCGTCGTACTTACCTATTCCATCTACAGTACCAATGTAAACGTCACCGTTGCGATCTCTAGCAAAACTCTTAAAGTCAACACTGGGCCACTTAGTCACACGGAACGCTCCGTTTTCTAACCGACCTCGTAAGTCAAAACAATATATAAGGTTACTGTCAGGCAGTCCTAATAAATAAAAATAGTTTTCAGGACTGTATACAGACGTAGCTGGGCTAGTTTTACTTTTTAGCTTTGCAATCAAATCTTGTTTTACGTTACGGCTTGCGTCTGTTATAGGAAGGGATTTTTCTTGTATGACTCTTCCGAGGCTCCGTAAACCATCATCGCTCAAAAACAACAAATCAGCACCAATACTCTGTACTGTCTTTCGGTCAATACAACCAACACCTGACACAGTGTCTGATAAAACCATAGAAGCTGGTGTTTCAGGGTTGGCGTAAACCAGTATGCTGTGTTCTCCAAAGATCACCAAAAAGCCATTGTGGGCCGCCAGCGCCACTACCTTGTCAGCACCATCAGGCCACGCCTTAGATACGTCGATAGAGCCGCTAGACCCGCCACTAAAGTCATCACCGTCTAACAAATCAGACCAGTAGATAGTGGTGTCGTTAGTAGCTGTACCAACCACCCACAACCGACCAAACCCAGCAATAACCTCATGGCAGTACTGAGCCGCCGCAACAGAAGACCCACCTACAGCGGTCATCTTGGTCACTGCACCCAGACTATTGCTGTACACCAAAGGCTCGTAGCCACGCTGAAAGAAATACGCATGATCGTTAAAGTTGACAATCTTCCAGTCATTGGCAGTGATGGTGTATGACGCAGGCGTAGCATCTACCAGCGTAGTAGTGCCAGTCATAATCTTATTGTTGCCAGTACTAAAGATAACCTCGTTACCAGCACTGTCGTAAAACTCGTGGATATTGTGGATGTAATCAGTACCCAGAACGGTCTTAGTAGTTGTAATTACACTGTTACCCTGACGAGAAGCCAATCGGCCCTGTCGGTCAATAATTGCATTGTCCGCAGTTTCAGCAAAAGACGTGTCCTGTGCAAGAGGAGAGTCTTCTGTGTTGATTCCCTGAAACGCAGGAGCAACTAAATCAATGCTTCTTAGAGGCTGTGCCATAGTAATTCCTACGGTGTGTAGAAGATTGTTTCTTCTGGGTGCTTCTGGGCATCCAACGCAATTGCATCAGATAAGTATTTATCAGCCAGAGCAAAGTACTCAGGGGTAGATGTACCACCTGTTTCACCACGCTCACGGGCTAACAAAGCAACTGCCATGTGGATTACGGGACTGCTAGGTATAGCCAACGTGTCTGCATCAGCACTCAGAGGTACGTTACGCAAAACTACTTTTACTTTTAACGAGTAAACGCCGTCGGGTTTAGGATACACATCAATCTGAGTATCGCCACTAGCGTCTACGCCGTTATAAGTAAAATACTTAGGCGCGCCTGAGACTGGGTTGTTTACAAAGAACTCGTTGTCGAACCATGCTTGTGTTTGGTACTGTAACTCGCAGTTTGAAGTGTCGTTTATAATTCTAAAAACTTTACCTTCGTCACCGCTGCCTGTCAGTGAGTACGTGTAGTCGTCAGCAGCCGTCGTGATTGTAAGAGTGTTACGCAACGCTGACCAATCCCACGCTGTCTCTACGAGATCCTTTGCATCGTTTACAAAGTCACCGACCATCTTACTGTACGTACTCTCAGATACGTTAGTTACTTCGTCTTCTCGTAAACGTCTGAGTACGTTGTTTACCAAATTTAAGTAGGTCATGCTAAGTTCCTAAAAATTAATTGTCCTATTGCACCCATAGAATTTGTAGGCCTCATCAAACCGGGTGGCTGTACAGGAGCAGGGGCTGTCAGTAAACCAGTAGCAAAGTCAACAGGGGCTTGCTGTCGGATCGCTACGGGAACAGTAGGGGTATAACTAAGGCCTCTTAAAAAAGGCTGTGGTGTTACAACTGTCCTTGGAGCTGCTTGGGCTAACATTCCATTACCACCTAAACCATCACCTTTTCCCTCTCCTTCTCCGTCGCCATCACCATCTCCATCACCATCTCCAGCGCCTTTCCCGTCCCCTAAGCCGCCAGTAGATACTTTTCCTACAACAACGTCATTGCCATTACCGCCGGAAATAGTGTCATTGCCATTGCCACCGATTACAGTAACGGTATCGTTGCCGTCACCGCCATTTAAAGTATCGTTGCCGTCACCGCCATTTAAAGTATCGTTGCCATCGCCACCGCCTAAAGTGTCATTCCCATTACCCCCGGTAAGGGTGTCATTACCGTTACTACCAGTGACAGTTACAGTTGACGTTTGATCGCCATCCGCAGTTGTAACAACCTCAGATTTAGAGCTAACAGTGCCATCGTTGTTCATATCAACAGGCTCAAGGCCGGCACTCTCTAGAGCCTTATTTATCTCAACCTCTGTCATGTCGCCGTAGTTGGGCAGGTTCACCAAGATCCACTCAGCGGCTTTTACTACATCGCTTTTTTCTGTAGCCGCAGTGCCTTCTGTTGCTACGCCAGTACCCTCTATAGGTGCTTCTACGCCTCTAACATTAGCGTCTACTAGTACTTGCTCACCAACAAAATCACCAGTACCTATGCCTTGATCTGACACCACAGACTCCCAATCGCCGGGGATTTGGAAAATGTCGCCATCAATTCTGTCTTTAAACTGACCATTGCCAATGTATTCATACTGGCCCTGCGTTGTGGTGGTAGTAGCCCCAGCAGAAGGATCAACCGTTACGGTCGTTGCAGGGTCAGCCGCGCCTGCATCACCTCCATCGGCTCCATCAACACTTGCGTTAGCGCCTGCAGCTGCATCGCCACCGCCTCCAGCCTCTTTGTTAGCGTCAACAATAGCTTGGAAATCGGGGATATTAATTACTGGGTTGCCCATTTCATCAGTGCCACCCGTTGTATTCCAGACAATCTGCCCTACTTCATTTTCCTGATAGTTGTCAGGGTTAGTAACATAATCTTGGATAGCACCAGCAACCGCGCCAGCTATATCGGGATCAACAATGTCGCCAGCACCGGGGACAAGGCTGTTTAAAGCAAAAGAAAAGCCGTCACTGATAGATACATCTTGGCCTGTAGCGGCATTTAAGGTTGCATTTACAATCGCTTTACCTGCCGCACTACTCACCCCCGGCAAATACCCTGCAACAATTGGGCCTAGCGCCGAGCCAAGACCCGCCGTGGCCGCCGCAGTGATTAATCCCTTAACAAACGCGCCAGTAGTAGGCTTGGTGTAAACACTGATTTCGCCGCTGTCTAAGTCAAAATTAATAGAGCCGCCGGGGACGCTTACGCTACTGCCTGTAATACTTCCTGCTGGGTCTAAGCCGATAGACGCATACAGTTCATTCAATCGGCTATTTAATGCCTCGTATTGCTGGTTGGTAGCCACCATGTCCTGATATTCAGGGCTAGCCTCAGCTTCTGCCCTTGCCTCATCAGCGGTCATGCCGGGATTTTGATTAAGCAGTACAGCAATGCGTCGATCTAAAAGGGCGTCTGGGGTGCTTCGCTGTTGCATAACGCGAGCTTCATTGCCCTCAAAGGCATTCATTTGCGCTTTGATGTCGTTTGCTTCATTAACAAATGCAGACCACTGTGCCTCGTTAACGCCAAGATATTGATTGGCATCGGCAAAGGTTGCAGAAGCATCAATCATGCCTCCAAATCGACCTGTATCAGCAGTAGGGAATGGATCTGCCGCTGGAGTGTCGTCAGCCACATCATCAGCCGTTGTGTCATCAGCCGTTGTATCGGCCAACATATCCGTCTCATCTAACTGCTGCTGTGTCTGAAACTCTTGCGCTTCTTGCGTACCAGACAGCACCTGCTCAACAATCTCAATGGGTGCAGGGTTGACGTTTACGTAAAAGTCCCGCTCCTCCATTGTAGGATCGCGGCCAATGGTTGAGTTAAATGTTTGAAATACAGCCGCTTCAGGCGAGTTAGCTATGCCTTGTTCAATTTGCTCAATACTTTGACCCGTTGCAAGCCAGCCATCTAAGCCACCCTGTAAAGGATCGCGGCCCAGATACTTATTATACAGCTTAATGATTTCATTGCCTGTGTCTTCTAGATCTTTAGATGCAACAAATAACTCTGCCATCTTACTTAGCCCTCATCTGCATCAGCTTGTCAGCACCACGGATGCCAAAGCTGGCAGTTACCGCTACGTACAACAGGTACTGATAGTACTCAGGCAACTTGTCTAGCTCAGAAAAAGCCAAACCAACACGTTGCATAATGCTTAGATCATCCATAGCCACCCCGTAACATACCGCTAGTAAAGGCAATGACAGCACAATAGTGAACCACTCGTCTTTCCACGAGGTAGCACTGGCCGCTGCCATCTCTTGTTCCCATGTGGCTGTGTTCTTAATTACCTCCATCTTGGCTACGTGCTTGGCTTGTGATCGCTCATGGCGGTTGGTTAGCCATGTTTTCGCCAGAGTAGCTAGGGGGTTAATTAGTGCAGTCCACATACGTTACTTAACCATGTACACGACAAGTGATACACACGCACTAACAGCAATCCAGAAGAAGCGTTCTGCGTTTTTTACTGAGCTTGAGTTAGCTACTACAGCACTCTCTAGCTCTCGTATGTCGTCCTCCTGATCGTCTAGTCTTTTCTCGTGACGATCCAT